ACAAAATTTATTCCATTAAAATTATTTACAGGTCGTCCTGTTGTTGTGTATGGATTATACCATCCGTATATATTATTGTTTTGTATAGAATGTCTTTTATATTTTGGGTTGTGATAATCGTCAAACTTATCGTTAATTTCTAATGAGTTTTTTTCTAACAAGTATAAGTTAGGTATAACATCTTTATCAAACCAATCACCTACACTAACATGAAACCACGGCATAAGCGCACGTTTTCTTTCTTGGCAACGCTCATAATGTTTACCGATAGGTATCATTTTATTTACCTTTGTTTGTGGGAATTTACGGTAAAAATACGTGTGAGCTTGTGTGTCAAATTCGTTTGGGAATGGCTCATTTTTTGTGTAATAATATTTGTATTGTATATCCGTATAAGATTTTAAAGGGTTCGCATGTAAAGCGGCTTTTTTATCTAAAACATAAATGTTTTCTAATGTTTTTATATAATCAAATACTTTATCTTTTGGTAAATTTATACATTCTGGATGTTTAATAGGTAAAATATAACCCTTATCTTCATCTAAATTAGAAATGTATATAGCAATAATTTTTGCAAGAGCGGGGTGTGTGTTATCATTACCATAGATATAATCTATATAGCATGATTTTGCTATTTTATTTTGTAGTATTTTAAATTGTATGTCGGTTTCTATAAGGTAAAACATACCCTAATGTACAAAAGATTTTACTAATAGCCACCTCCTCCACCACCAGAAGTTCCTCCTCCACCGGAAGTCGAACTAGGAGAAGTTGCAGTAGTAGAAGTTCCTTCTCCACTATACTGAACATTAAGTCCATCTATAGTTGTATCTATAGTTCCTGTATCTTGAAATGTTTGAAAGCTTGTACTATTTATATTTAAAGCTTGTAAAGCATTTTCTACTTCTGGGGTTATATTTACAAATATTAGTCTTTCATGAGGAGAACTAACATGCATAGCTCCTACCATAGGACCATTTTCTGGGTGTACATGATAAGGGCCTATATATTCTAACTCAGGATTACTTTCATAAACTAATTCACCAGGATTAGCATACTGATTATTTAATACTCTAGCAGTATTAAATTCATCTAACATAACAAATAAAGTGTCTAAATGAGGAAAATCATATAATTCACTTATTGTTTTTATTTGATTAGCATTTGTTGTAGCTGAATCTCCTGTTAGTGCCCATCTAATTGAACCTACTCTATATAACATAGGATTATAGGTTCCTTCTTCATTAAAAATTGATTTATAAGTTTCTTTATTTATTTCTTTATAATAAGTAGGGTCATTTGTTCTGTTTACAAAATATCTAAAAATATATCCTTTTTTAAAATCTAATGATGTGGGAATATTTTTTGTAGATTGTATTGTTTGGGTATCTGTTAGTTTTCTATAAGAATGAGGAGCTAGTATTTTAAATCTTCTTTGATTTGCACCTTTTGCAAAAGAATTATATATTGTAGTGGTACCATCAAAAGTTTTAGGGGTAATTTTATCTTTAGGTATTATTTCAGTGTCTAATTTTAATGGATTTTTACCTATAAAATATCTACCATCAGAAGTTTCTATATAATCTCCTACATATTGCTTTTCACTAGCATGTCTATATACAAAACTTTTATTGCCTGTATTTCCGAATTTAATATGTGACTTTGGTATATATGCCATATTTTAGTTACTTGGACTCCAATCAGTAATTAGTAAAGGGTCTATTTGTGAATAATAATTTCTTAATTTTTTAGATGTTAATCTTTCATTTTCAGGGATTGCATCTCCTGTAAATGGGTCTTTTCCACTACCACCTGAATTAATTTTCCAAAAAGTACTAGTGTAAGCGTCTGCTGTTCCTAATTCAAAGTGTAAATGGGGGCCTGTAGAATTTCCAGCACCTGTAGCTCCTTTAGCTCCTCCTGATAGTCCTATAACATCTCCTTGTTTTACTTTGTCTCCTACTTTTACATCCATTCGTGACAAATGAGCATAAAGACATCTTTTTGCGGGTTTATTAGAAGATTTATATTTACCTCCTGGATTACCATAAGGTTTCATAGAATGTCTTACATTAGGATCTGTCGTTTCAAATTCCAATATTATAACATATCCGTAACCAGTCATCTCACTTCTTGTAATTACAGTTGCATCTCTTGGGGCTACTAATTTAGTACCTACATTCATACCAAAATCTATACCTGCATGGTGGACTCCTTTTTTTCTTTCAGGCCATGTACTATTAACTTTAGTAGGACCTTCAAATGGATTAACCCATTCTTTATCTGTTGTATTTTCTTGATTATTAATTTCATCTAAATCTTCTTTTGGAGGATCTACAAGTTCTATATCCTCTCCTAAATTAGTTGCTTCTCCAGGTTCGCCATCTTTAATTACTAATTGACCTCCTATTGTAGTAGTCCAATCTTGCCCAACAGTTACTTTTTGGTTTTCTGAGGTTACTATAAATGCAATATTGTCTGCTTGATATCCTTTAGGTAAATATTCTTTACTTATTTGAAATAAATTACCTATTACAATACCTGCAATACCATCCATTGTACAAGTAAATTTTAAAGGAATTATTGCTGATTTGTTAATTTTTATATCTTTTCCAGGTAATAATTGTCCTGTTTTTGGGTTTGTTGTGTTTATAACAGTAGCATCTGAGACTAAAGATGTTAAAGTTGATTTAGCACTTGATACACTAAGTTGTTTATTTTTTGTAGTTGCATCTATACCCGCTGAACTATCATACCAACCGTACCCTAGTTCCATTTGTTCTACATATGTGTGTAAGGCTTGTAAATTAAGATTAAATTGTTCTTTTCTATTATCTAGTTTTTCTAAAGCATTTTGTTCTGTTTTAATTATTTGAGAAAATCTATTTCTAATATTACTATTAAAAGCTGCAAAAGTTACTTGATCTATGTTACTCATTTGATCTCCAGATTGAGCAGCTATAGCTATAGTAGATGTTAAAGAACTAGGTATTTCTGTATTATATTTAAAATCTCTTACTATAGAATTTTTTCCTTGTATGTCAAATTTATATAAATCTTTATATTCTGTTTCTTTATCATTTTCAAAAATAGCATCTATTACTCTTACTAAATTTCCTTGTTCATGAACTGTTTGGATTTTAAAATTATGTTGATGACTTGTAGCACTATTTACACCATCCCATAGTTTTTCTACAAATTTAAATAAAGTAAAATTACCCCCACCTTTTAAATCTCTATATGTGTTTAACACAAAATTTGTGTTAAAATATACATATCCTATATAATTGTGTTTTTGTCCTTTTCCTAAATTACCTCTAAGAGGATACATTGTAGAATTAGATAATTTAACCCCTAAATAATTAGTATAATATTTTCCTTGTACTCCTGGCTCTCCTATAATATTTCCCGCACCTCTTTTTTTCATAACTTTATTCTTTTTAGGATCACCCTTATAATAATTTCTATAAGCTTCTCTTCCTTCAAATTTATTTTGTTCTCCTAAAAAATCCTCACTAAGTGATCCATTTTTTTCAAACTCCCTAAAAGCACTAGAATTTAAATATTCTCTTGCAAAAGCATCTATATTTTGACTTTTAATAGTCATTTGACTAGGCATTAAACATATTGTAGGATCTAAACTTTTATCAAATATATTTTTTCGTGGATCACTATAATTTTTACCTGACACTTCATTAATGTCTTGATATTGAGGCATTGCATATTCTACATATTCGTCTTGACTAAGAATTGCTTTACCTGTTTCAGGGTCTATAGTCCCATTAAGATTTTCTTTTAAATAAGTAAGTTTTACTAATTTATTTCCTGTTGGGGTTCCTTTTGAATCTCCATCTAATACATCTAAATCATTAGCTTTATAATCATTTATACCTGCCCAATTTATTAATTCACATAGAAAATCCCATCTTACATAAGTAGCATCTAAAGTAGTATAATATTCAGCTTCTGTACCATTGTCTCCTTTATATCTTTCTTTACCTATTGAATCTTGTCCCCCTATAGTAGCTAGTTTATCTGTATCTAGATTTCCTGCTAAAGTATTAAATTTATTAGCATAAGTAGAGAATTCTCTTTTATCATAACTGTCATCTTGACCTCTTTGTGTTCTCCCTAAATCTACTCTAGGATCAACTACACCATAATCACCTGTTCCCTCATATTCTAACACCTCAAAAACACTGTTCTTCCCATTAGTATATTTTTTAATTTTATTTTGTGCTTCAGAATACTGAGATAATGTATATTGATTTGTTAATTCATTTTTAGTTATATCATTTGTAGATCTCCTTATTTGATAAGTATAAATATCATCACTTTTTTCATTATTAAAATAATTCATTGCTTGTTTATCTACTCCTCCTGCGTAAGAAGTTCTATATAAACACACATTATAAAATAAGTGTGATAAAAACGTAACTCTTTGAATTTTCTTTTGATCACTATAATATCCTGAAAGTTTACTTATTTCTTTATATTTATCCTTTCTTGAGTCTCCTACATATCCTTCAAGAAAATATCTAAAAAAATTTTCTTCATTTTCATTTTTTACATTCATCAATAACCTTTGCATATCATAATAGTCATTTTGACTAAGGATTTTATCTCCTGTAAAATTATCTTTTTGATTTAATACACGAAGACTTAATTGACTAAAAGACCCATCATCTCTAAATTGAAAATTCATTCTGTCAGAATCATTTATAGCTACTAAATATAATTCTAAATTATCTACAGGAACTACTTGATTATTTTTTATCATTTGTTTGTAGTTCTTACTTTTCAAATTATTAAGATAATCGTGGGTTTTATTTACTATTGATTGGTAATCAGGAGTTACTAATTTAGCTCCTTCAATTTGACTTCCCCATGATTCTACTGGATAAGATAAAAGGTTTGATAAAGTAAAAAAACCTAGTTCATAAAGAGCTCTTGGGCTAGGTAATATCATATTATCTGATCTTTTTTCATTTGGTTGACCTCCCTTTAAATGGAGACCTTCCCATGATATATCTTCTACTAAAGGAGCTTTTATCCATCCTTCACCTCCTTCAAATAAAAGATCCCCAGCAGCATATCGTTGTCCTGTAGAATTTACAAAATAACCTCCATATAGGCTAAATTTTTCATCAACAGCTGTAGTAGGGTCATCTCCCGCAATAAATTGTAATTCACCCTCGGGTGTATCTTCTATGTCAATTTCAACTATACCAGGAGTGGGAATTAAAGCATATGCAAAAGTTTGAGATTGTCCTATTTCATCTGAAGCTGAATATGAAGAATCTGTGGTTGAAAGTTGAGTATCTTCGGGATTAATTGTTTGATTACGAGCTATACCTGTCATATTAGATATGAATTCTTCATAACCAATAGCATATCTTTGATGTCCCTTAGGAGATTCTTTTTTACCTTGTAAACTAGTTAATATTTCCCCTGCTGCTATTATTTCAGTTGTACAACTATATCCTCCATCTTCTCTAACATTATAAGAGAAATTTTTAACAAATCCTAAAAATCCATCATAGTTACCATTTCTTTCTTTTTTTATATCAAATATTCTTTCATTCATCTCTTGATAAGTAGAATTTTCATTATAAAATATATCATCTGCTAAATCAACCCAATAATGTTGTTTACGTCCATTATTATCTATATAAGGTATCCATCCCCATTGTAATAAAACAGGATATCCAGGACGCATATATAATAATTCTAAAACTTCTAATTGTCTTCTATTATGACATTCAAAATTTACTTTAGCTGTTCTTAAAGAACCATAAGCGGTTTTAGTTTCAATTTTCATATCTACTATTCCAGGAGAAGGAACTATACCATACCCATCTACTGCATCTGATCTATGAAATGGATCTCCATATGCTGCCCCACGATGTGTACCAATACCTTGTCTGTTAGTTGGGGGAACAGTTACAAGTTTATCTTTTGATGTTATTAGTCCAACATTTACAGTATTTATCATAGCCTGACGACTTATATCATATTTTATTGCATTTCGCTGTACAATAGTCATAGCATCAAAATCATCTTGTGTAAGACCTACACCTGCTAGTTGATCCTCAAAAGTGTAATCTGTACTAGCTAAATTTCTTTGATAAATTTCTTCTGTTTGTTGAGTTTCAACTCTTGAACTTTCAGTATATCCAAATAATTCATATCTTTTAGCTAATGCCATTCCTTGCATATTTTCCCTTTCTTCTTCATTTTCTATAATAGGATTTGTATATTGTGCATCTGCATCTATTGAGTCATTAGTATTTATTAAATCTACACCTGAAGACATTTTTATAACACATTGCTTTTCTGTAGTAAAAGTGAAAAAAGCACCTGGATCTAAATTAGCATTTACTTGTACTGTTGTTCCTTTTGATGAACCTTCATATTGAATTCTAGGATTTCCAAATCTACCTAAAGATCCTGAATCTCCTGACTCCATTATTTTTTTTCTAATTTGAAGTTGGTTATATACGTAATCAGGAAATGTTTCTTTAAATATTGACATATTGCCTTTATTGATTTATTCTTTCAAAATTTCTTAAAACTTGATTTAAATTAGTAGGAATTCTAATTTCTATACCTGCTTTTAAATGAAAACTATCTCTTCTAATAACATTAGGGTTAGCTGTAGTAATAACCCACCAAAATTTAGTATCATTATAATATTCATATGCTAGTGTATCTACTCTGTCACCTACAGTAGTAATTAAATATAAATCATTAGGATTTTCTGGTATATTAGGATATCTTACTCTATTATAAGATTTTATTCCTTGATTTGCACTATTAATAGTAGTTTTAAATGGTATTTTTAAATGTCTTTCCATAATTTATTAATTAAATATATCACCTCCTCTACTTCTTTCTTGTGTAACATTTAAGTCTGCTCTTAATCCTGAAGTATTTATTGTTGTAGGTCCAGGACCTTCTAATTGTGGTACTGATGCTCCACTTCCACCAAGTTCTGCTGGTGGAGTTGGATATACATTTTCAAGTTGATTTTCAGCTATGTCACTAAAATCTTCGCCTAATGTGTCAGATAATCTTGTATAATTATTTTGCATTGCTGTATCTATATCAGGAGCTTTATTAACAGCCAACCATTTTTGTAAAGGATCTAAAAATTCTAATTCGTGGCTTGGTAATATAAAAGGACTATCAATTCCTTTTTGTGGTGTAAAGTTATGAATAGGTTGATAATTAACACTTACATCTAAAACATGAGGTAATACAAGCATATGTCTATCTTTATCATCTCCATCTGCTCTAACTTCCCAAGGATAATCTTTTTGCCATTTAATTCCTACTGAAGTTAATACTCCTGGTAATCTAACGTGAAGATCACCTATGGTTAATCTCATAAAAGGAGTTCTAATTCTGTTACTTCTATCATCATATTCAGGAGCAGTATTACTAGCTAGGTAATTTAATTTTCTATATAGAGGCATCATTTCATGTCTTGTTTGGGCTGCTATTTTAAAATTAAAACTTAAACTCCTATTAAAACTTTTATAAGTATAAAAGTCTTCTGCTCTACCATTATAATTAATTTTATTGTGAGACGCTTTAAAATTATCATTTATACTATCTAAAAAAGCTCTAAAATATATTACGTCTGACTCAAGAGGATTTTTAGTATTTAAAGCTTCAAAATAAAATGGTACAAAATCTTTTATACCTCTATCTACTAAATCATCATTTATATGAGGTAATTCATTAGTTGAATTTGTAAATATATCTACAGCATTTACTGAATCTATTGATTGTGCATAATAAACACTATAATTTAAAGTTCCATCATCTCTTGTTGATTGGACATATTGTCTATTAATTTGTTTTTTACCAGGATTACCTCCTCCACGATGCCATTCTCTAATAGGCCAATCCCATGTAAAAGGTTTTCCATTTGTTTGTTGAAAATTTTGATATACATCATTACGTGTATCATAACTTAAAGCATGTTCTGAATAAGACTTAACAGTACCTGTTTCTGTATATCTTCCTATAAATGTTCTACCTAAACCTAATTTAGAACCAGGACCTGCACTGTAATCATATAACATAGCTCCTTTATTACCTAATACATTCATTATATCTGATATAGTATCACCTACTTTAGAAATAAATTGTGCAAATCCTGATTGTTCTTGACCACTAGTAATAGGAGTATCAACCATTTTATTATTCCATAAATAAGCTAAACGATTGCTAGTTACAATAGTATAAGGGTCTCTACCTATTAAAGGAGAAGTACCATTACTACCTAAAGCATATTGACTTTCATCATCATCAACATAACCTCTATTATTAGTTGGAAGAGTACCTTCTCTTTTAATATGACCTAATACACTTCCTCCTAATCGAAATGCAGTATTAATCCCTAAATTATATGTTCTTTGATTTGCAGGAGAACTATTTAAAAGTCCCTGTCCGTGTGGAGCATTTATTTGAGGATTTGATAATTGGAGGCCAACTTGTCTACTAACAAAATTAGCTCCCGTAGGTGTATTATAAAATCTAGCTATTCTTTCTACATCTAAAGCAAGTCTATTAGTAGTTATGGTAATACCTCCTCTTTCAAACCCATCTAAAGTGTTTGAAGTAGAATAATCTATTGCAGCTCCACTAAATGTGGGATTAGCATTAGTATCATTTATATCCCAAGTAACAGGTCCTATAAGAGGAAAATTATTACCTCTTCCTTCAGGTGGATATACACTAAGTGATTTAGCATTAAAAATAGGAGTATGAGCATTATGACTGTTTGGTACACTAGTATTGTGGCTAGGGTAATTAGACATACCCCCTTCAAGGTTTGATATTAGTGTTTTTAAGCCCATTTATTTTAAAATTATCCTTGTGTTTCGTATGTTTGTCCTGTATCAGGATTAGAATACCTTCCGTTATTATAATTTCCTCCAAAATCTAACCCATCCATATCTTGATAAGTTGAATTTCCAGTTGGTCCTGGAGCAGGTCCTACAAGTCCAGGAGTGTTAGCTCCATGATTATATTGGTATGTTTGGGTTAATAGATGTTCATGTAAGTCAACTCCATCTATTTGTTTACCATCATATTTTCCTGGGTTTGGTTTTTCATGAAAGTATCCATTTCCTCCATCTACACCTTCCATATCTGAATCTTGTGGTGAAGGTCTAAAATAAGCATTATTAGGGTAAACTTGACCAGTACTATTACTTTTTAATCTTTTACTTAGTAAATCTTTTAAATGATCTTCTGAACCCTTAAAATTATCTTGTTGAAAGTCTCCTGCTGTAGTTTGATCAACAGACCTTCCTGATTCTCCTAAGTTTCCATTAGTGTCATATAACGATATTTTATCTTTTAGTGACATAATTAATTATTTTTTAAATTATTATTTTTATTATACATATTACAAATTACATAGCTGCTAATACATCAGCACTAATAGTTTGATCTGTTGTTATGTTTATATTTGTATCTTTATCTAATTCTGCATCTTTCTTTATATTTAAATCAGATATTCCTGTAGCTATAGTTCTAAGAATTTCTTGATTTGTTAAATTTGCATTACCTCCTCCTCCTCCAGTAGTTGTAGCTGGTGGTGTAAATAATTCAGTTCCTGCCATAAAATTATTACCATCAAAAGCAAATTGATCTTGATTATTTAAAGCAAATGTTCCTTTTCCTTTCATTGAAAGTTTATTGTCCCCATAACCCCCCATTCCAAACATATTTTGAACAGCCATATCATCACTTAAATATGATGCCATATATCCAAGAATAGCTCCTACTAACACAGCCCCCATTGCTAAACCAGCAGTTCCTAAAGAAAAGATATTAGCTGGATTTGGACTCATTGCAGTTCCTAAAGCTTTTGCTACTGCTACTCCTGTTTCTGCTTTAGCTAAGGATTTGGCTAATATTCGTGCTGTTCTCATTTGTGATGCCATTTTAGCTATTTGTAGTATTACACCTCCTATAGCTAAATATATTCCAACTTTAAATATTTGTTTTATTCTTTTACCTATTTTTTCAAAATCTTTTAATTTATTTGCAAATTCAGTAGCTGGACCTAAATAATCATGCATAGCTTCTGCTATTGATTCCATTGTTAAAGCTAATGATGTAGAAGCATCAATTTGTAATTGTTGTCTGTGTAATGCTTCTTCATCCATAGATCTTTTTACTTCATCAGAATTAGCCATGTCCTCTTGTTTCATGAATATTTCTTCCATTTGACCCATAGTCATTCCTAATGCCGCTGCTTGAGCTTGTTTTGCTAATACTGTTTGACCATTCCATTCAGCATAAGAACCAAAATTAGCATTTAATTCTTGCATTAAAGTATTTTCATCACCTGTTAAAGCAGCCATTCTGGCTTTTTCTAAATTTAATTGTTTTCCTGTAAGTAGTTCTGCTTCTAATTCTTTTGCTATAGAACTTTCAAAATCTAATAAACTATTAGTTATACCACTAATACTTTCAATTTCCATTCCTAAAGCAGTAGCTGTTGTAACTGCTTTTGCCATATCTCCTGGTACCATTCCTATAATAGCTCTCATGTCTCCCGATAAAGTTATGGCTTTTTCCATTACTTGATTAATGTCAAGTGTAACACCAAATTGTTTTTCGGTAGTCCTCATAGCACCCAACATTTCTTTATGGGTTTGTTTTACAGTTTTACCTTGGATTTTAGAAAGTTGAACAAGTCTTGCTGTAGTTTTTTCGTTGTATATGTTAGCTTGAGTTATTTCGGCTACTGTTTGGAGATCTTTTACATTTAAGTCAGCTACAACTCCTGTTGCATCTCCAATCATAGTTTGAGCTTGTAGTAGTTGTTGAGCATTATGTCTAATACTATCTGAAGAGGCAGATAATTCATTTCTAAATTTTAGAGTTTCATCATAACTCATACCCATACTTTTAGCTGTACTAGTTATAGCTGAATCTAATTCAAAGTATTCTTTTACAGCAAAACCAATTAAAGCAAAAGGGGCAGCCATTAAACCACTTGTAACCATTTCTTGTAGTCCAGCAATCATACCTTTACCTGCACTTCCTGTTTGTATAAAGGTCTCTTTAAATTTATCAGCAGCTTTATTAGCGTTCATTAAGTTTCCTACAATAGGAAGTTTAGCTATTTTATCAAATATTCCTAAAGTGCCTTGCATATTTTCTTGTAAGTATATAGCACGAGCATTTTGTTTTGCATATTCTAAAGATTGTTCTCTAAGAGTTTTTGCTTGTCCTTGAAGAGTTTTTTGTCTTTTTAATTCTTCTGCTGTAATACCTTTTCCAGATTTTAAGATTTTTATGTGTTCTTTTGCACGTTGTTTAGAAATTTTATTAGCTAATGTAGATGCTTTTATAGATTTTGAACCTATCATTTCATCTTGAGTTGATAATCCTAATAGTTTAGCTTTATTATCTAAAATTTCTTTTTGAACATCTTTTATTGTATTTAGATTTGAAACCATTTTTCCACTAACAGCATCTGTTGAATTTCCTATAGCATCAAAAGTAGATGTTAGCATACTTGATAATTCTTTACCAAAATCTCTAAAAGCAGTTTGTTGCTGTTTGAGTTTACTCTCAAGTTCTTCAATTCGTTTTTTGTCGTCGCCGTTAGCCATAATAAGTGTTTATTATAAATATAGAAAAAAGAAAGACATCTACGATGTCTTTCATTTTTTTAAAAATCATATGTTGAAGAAGGATTTATATTAGGGCCTACGGGACCACTAGAAGGAGATGAAGTACCTCGTGATTTTTTACGGGCTTTTTCTATTTCTTCATTTTGCTGTTTGTTATATTCACTTGCCTTTTGAATGTGAAATTTTCTCATCCAAATGGGCATATTATATACTTCTGAGTGTTTAAAACCACCGCCGCCATGGAACACTAGATCGTGGATCTGAGTAAATAATATGTTTCTATAAGTCGGCGTCAGGCCAAAAAAACTGTACACCAATGGGGACATCAAGTGTTCTTGATTTTCCCGCTCCATCTATATGCTCAAAAGTGAGATCTATATCTGGTTGGATTTCTTTTAAATAGTTTCTAAAAGCTCTTGAATCTCTTGCTAACATTATATTGTCAACAAAATTTCTTATTGTTTTTTTCTCATAATCACCATTTACAGATAATAACTGATATTTAAGTCTAGTTGATAATGTTCTTTCAGAATTTTTATCAAATTTCTTTAAACCTTCTATTTCTTTAGAAACATTTTTTTCATCTAAATGTGTTAAAAGTTTAAACGTTACATCTATTTTAGAAGTAGGTAAAGTAAATTTAATTTCATTTTTACCATTAATAAGTAAAGATTCATCTATTTCTTTATCTTCTACTTCAGCAAGGTCAATAGTATAAGAATTACCCATATATTCAAATGTGTAGTCAGCACCGTACCCTAAAACACGAGCTGCTATTAATATGGCATTTTTGTCGCCTAATAATATTTCATTATACTTTACATTAGGAGTTACAATTAAAGATTGTAATAATTTATCTATAACAGTACCTTTTGCAATATAATTTTGATTTGTTAAAATGTCTTCTTCTCTTGCAGTCATATATTTCATCTCAATAGTTCCACTTCTTAATGGGGAATCTTCAGGATAAAGTAAACCTTTTGAGGGTAAAGTTACATTTTCGGTTGGAAATTGTTGTTTTTGTTCCATAACATAATTTATTTAAAACTAGTGTAAATTTTTACACTTTAAGTTTGGATCCGTAGATCAGATATACATATATGTAAAATAAAGAAAGCGCTAAAAAATAGCGCTTTTCTTTGTATATAATAAATATCTTAATAATTTAAGATAGCATAGTCCATTACTATAGTCATATTAATATTTGCTGGAGCATCTGAAGTCCAATCCATATCACCAAAATTAGCACTTTGACAATAAGCACCTTTTAAAATCCACTCTTCAACAACATCACCTACAGGACCTAAAGTTAAGATATTGATGTCTTTTTTATAGAAATCTGAATATCCATCTCTACCTGTAACTGATTCATGAGATAATCTTACCCATTCCATTATAGCTTGTGCACCTGAAGGAGTAACTGGGTCATATAAATCACATGTAATGTTTTCCCAATTTGCTTTACCTTTGATTTTTCTTTTAACATTAATGTGGTCAAGAACTATCTCATTAAAGGTAATTGAAGGTCTTGAAATCTTTTTAATTAGATATGAAGGAATACCATCTATTTTCATTAAAAACCTATTCTGTAATTTAGGTTCAAATGCTGTAAACATCATATCATTGGTATCTCGTATTGCCATCTTTTATTTGTTTTTATTTGTTTATTATAAATATAAGTTATTTTAGTTTCTTAATATCCTCCTCCACCTCCTCCGTCAAATGTTGCACCTGTTGGCATTACATTGAAGTCTAATACTATAAATTCAGCAGTTCTTGTTGGTTGTAAGTAAATAGCACCTACTAATTGGTTTCTATCAATTACATCTGGGGTATTATTACTTTCATCCATTACTACTCTAAACGAGAATAATCCTTGTCTAGATTGTACTGATTCTAAGTAAGGATTAACTATACTTAAGAATCTAGCTCTTGTGTCTAATGTGTTTTGTTCAAATACTAAGTATTTAGAAGAACTTGCAATAAATTTCTTAAGTGCTATTAGTAATCTTCTAACATTAATTCTATCTAGTGCTGTTGGTCTTTCTTGTAATGTTTTCTGACCCCAAATACAAACTCCTGTTTGTGGGAATGTTGCTATTGGGTTAATTTTGTTATCATATAAAACATCCCTTTCAGCTTGATTTAATCTTATTTTAGCTTCTATTACGTTACCTAAAATACCTCTATTTAAACCTGCTGGAGCAAACCATTCAGCTGCTATTCTATCTGAAGCTGCTATAGCTCCTGGAACTATTACTGATGGTGGAACTAAAACTGGTTTATTAACTGATGTGTCTAATACTTTAACCCAAGGATAATATACTGCAGCATAGTTAGTATCTAAACCTGCTACATCAGTAACTGCTTGGTTTACTGTTGAATCTTTATCTGTTAAATCCATTACATAAAAAGCATCTCCTCTTCCTTCAACCATATCAATAGCTGCTGTTGTTGTTGCTGAATGACGTCTTTTAATTACACCTGGAGTTACTAACATATTAATGTCATATTCATCTTGATTAGATAATATATCAAATGCTTTTTTATATCCTTTACTTCCTGCTGCAGTTGCACTACTTAAATCAAATCCAAATAAATTAGTACCATTAGTATATGTACTTTCAAGAGCAATATTTGTTTCTACTCCTGTTAATTTAACAACATCTGGACTAATACCATCATCACCACCTTGGAAAGGTACTGTAAATTTAAGTTGTGAATTTGTAGGTCCTGTTGATCCTAATGGGTCTAATGAAGCACTTAATGATTCTGTGTATAATCCTGAATTAGCATGACCAAGATAATTTTCTACATTAAAATCACCTGCACTATTTCCTTCAGCTGAATCTGGTAATGGTTTTATCCAGTTAGCGTTGTCTACTTCTTTATCATCAAATCTCCAACCTAAAAATCCTTTTGAACTATAAACATTATCTGTTGCTAAGGATTGTGTAGCTTCATAAGAAGCAGATGGGAATAAAAGAGTTCCATTTTGTTGTTCAAACATTGCTGTTCTAATTGGATTAGTAACAGCTTTAAATCCTTTAGGTGAAAGTTTTGGAGAGTAAGCTTTTGCTTCTACTGAAGGGTGAACTTCTACTCTAATAATATTAGATACATTTGTATAGTTACCTAATAATTCAACTTTACTTAAAGCTTCGTTATACTCAGGATATCTATCACCAATTCTTCGTGAAATGTAATTTGGTGAATCAGGATCTAAATTTACTCCTTTAAATTCTTCTACAATTTGAGGATTATCATCTTTATCATTGTATTTTCTAACTAATACTGAAAACATAGAATATTGTTCTTGTCCATCTATGTCTCCTGGTTCTTTTAAACCTGCAATTGATATTTTATAATCAGAATTACAAGAACTACCATGTGCTAATGAATGGAATTTGAATAATTCTTTTGTTTGTGTTTTAGGATGAACTGCATTTCCATCTAAAAATTGTGATGTTATATAAGGTGTAGAAGCATATTTATATTTTTCAGTATTTCCTAATCCTGAATATACCATATCTGATGTTAAAACACTAGCAGATACTATAGTATCATTTTTTAAATTATATCCTGCTACATTATGAGTATTTTGTGCTAAAGTTGATAGTGTTTTAAAGTTTATATAACCAAATCCTGGAGTTCCACCATATGTTATAGCTCCATTTTTACTATTATTAGGTTTTGTTCCTAATGATTTAAATAAATAATCATTATTAGCTGGATTTAAAGAAGCTGTAAAATCAGTTATTGTAGCATCAGTACTAATATTAGTTCCTTTTAACTGTATACCAAAACTTTCTGACATTGTTCTAACAGTTGCGTCTTGGTTTGGTTGTGAAAGAAGTGATTGATGTAAACTAGGAGCTGCTAAAGCTTTTGAAGGATAAATAACAGACATTACTAAACCATCTATACCACCAGAAAAATCTCCAGCAGTTAATTGACTTATAGTAGTAGTTGTTACAGTATTACCAGCTATTCCTGCTGTTGCTTGTGTAAGAGTAAGTGATTGATTACCATCTCCAGTAGCTGCAGTTGTACCGAATATTTTATCTTTTAAGGGTGAATTAGTTGAATTAATTGCGTCTTTAATTGCATTTAATACAACAGCTTGTGAATTTGTATTTAAGTTAACACCAACAGCAATACAAACACCACGAGCAGCAGTACCAGATGGTAAAGTGCCAGCACCAATATCAGATCCTGTTGTTAAAACAGTACCATCTGCAGATGCACCTGTTTCAGATAAATCAGAAAGAACAAATACTCCTACAGTACCATCTGTAGCAATCAGCTCAACAAATTCACCTTCTGTGAATTGTCCACTTGTAGCGTCGTCACCATCAGCTACTGTTAATGTTGCTGTTGCTTTTACGTTTCCTGCTGTTATAGCTACAGGTGATAATGCTGAAGTGTAAGTATAGCCACCCCCTGCTAATACTCTACATACAGTTACTGAACCTGCGTTTCTTAAATATTCTCTTATTGTTTGTGGTACAAACGTTTCTGGACTTAGAGGTCCGAATAATCTTTCATATTCTGAAAAACTTCTTACTACTGTTGGTACGAATGCAGGACCTTTAACAGTTGGTCCTACAATTGCTGCCCCTATTTGTCCTATGCCTTGGGGTAAAAAGGTTTGGTCATTTTCTCTAGTAAATACACCTGGTGAAATTATTTGTTCTGCCATCTCTTATTTAATTATTTGTTATAATAAATTTCTATTGGTTTGTTCTGATATAAATATGAAAAAGAACTATAAACCCAATAAAAATATTTTAATTTATTGTAGTATTTTAACCAATAATAAATATAACGAGATTTTTAAAAAATTAAGATGTAGGAGTAAATTCTCCATTTTCTAAATTTAAACTTCCTTTTCCATATTTAGAAGAAAGTGATTTAGCCAATTCTATTTCTTTTTTTTCTAAACTATCTAATTCTTTTAAAAGTTGTTGTTCTTGACCTTCAATTTTTATTTTTGTAATATGAAGTTGACCAAAACTATAAGTAGTATCAGAAATGTCTTTTCTTAATTGATTTATTTCTTCAACTTCTTGAGGAGTAAATTTAATAGGTGTATTTTTTATTTCTTGTGGAGATGGTATTTTTTTATCTATTGCCATAACTTTTATTGTTTATATATACATATATTAAAATAGTAAAAACCTAAGCCATTTTTATAGTTTTAGTTCCATCTTTTTCTGTTAAAACGTATAAATGGCCTGAGGGTGTACCTTTTGCCCTATTAGGTAAAGTTACTTTAATAGAACCTGATAATGCACTTATTGCTGAACCAGTTGCTTCATTAGTAACATATCTTCTTAATTCTTCTATATCTTCTTGTAATGTTTGAATTTGATATAGTAATGCTGCTTCTCCTTCAAAAACTTGTAAATCTATGTGCTTACCTGCTGCAAACGAACCTGATATTGATCCTGAATTTGCTCCTGTTAATTTGTGTCTGTCTCCTGGTGATTTTTGTTTTCCTAATGCCATATTATTTTATTTTATGCTGGTGTTATTGTTATATACCCTCCATAAACTTCTTCTCCTGAACTTTGGGCTAATTCTATAAATACATAATTAGTATCATCACTAGTTATATTAGTTATAGCTTTTTCTGAACCTATATTACCTACACCTACACTTGTTACTGTTTTACTATTTATATTTGCTTCATATACAACCATTGGGGCTGTTCCACTTCCATATATTCTAACATGAGTTGCTTTATAACCTGTTGGTATTGGTATTGATGCAAATAATTTACCAGTACTATGAGATTCTAACCATCTATCACTACCTGTATCATCAATCATTGCTGGTCTACCAATGTCATCAGGTATAAAGTCACTAACTAATATTTTTATTCTACTTGTAGATCCATGCCATCCCGCAAATATAGTACCTGTATGTGCTGAAATGTCTCCACTTGAACTAATATTACCTGATGCTGTTAAATGGCTATTTAATCTTAAAGTTCCATCAGCAGTATTCATAGAAATTCTTGTTGTGCCATTATCTGCAAAATTTATATCATCTCCTGCTGCATCTAATGTTATATCTCCCCCTGCATCTAAAGTTATACTACCTCCTGCTGTATAAGTATGATTATGTCCATATAATTCTAAATCAACAACTGCATTACCATCTACCCCAAAATTAACATTATTATCTCCATCTACAAATAAAACTTGAGTATTACCAAAATGAATTCCATCGTCTACATCATGTATATTTAAATGATCACATTCTATTTCTCCTGCAACATCTAAATCTCCAGCTACAGTCATATCATCTGTAGATTCTATATGTTCTGCTTTAACAGTACCTGATGCTGTTATATGTGAATTAGTATTTATATTTCCTGCTACATCTAATTTTGAGCTTGGAGTATTTGTCCCAATACCAACTCTACCCGGTGTTGATGCATCTGTAAATAATAAGTTAACATCATCTTCTCCTTCTATTCTAACATCTAAGTCTGCTGCTTGTTCGTTAAAAGTTATTTCGTCTGTACCACCTTCTGTAAAGTCAACCATGTTAATACCACCAACTGTAATATTTATATCATCATTAGTAAATAATATACGAGTATCAGGA